CTACTGTTGAATCAATAGCTAAAGATACAGCTCCTGAAGTTCCTCCTCCTGATAATCCTGTTCCTGCTGTTACTTCTGTAATATCTCCAGTAGGTATAGTAGCTACTTGAGTATCAACATATGCTTTAATAGATTGTTGAGAAGCAACTTTATCAGCAGCATCAGATGACATATTATCTTCATCTAAAAATGCTGTACCACTAATAGCAGTATTTAAAACTGGACTTGTTAGAGTAGGACTTGTTAAAGTTTTATTTGTTAAAGTTTGTGAACCTGTAAGTGTAGTAACTGTAGAGTCAATTGCAATATCATTTGCATTAGCATCAATACCTGTACCACCTATAACATTTAATGTTACATCTCCTGATGTTCCACCACCTGTCATACCAGTACCAGCAACTACTGAAGTAATATCTCCTGTAGGTACTGTTGCAACTTGAGCATCTACATAAGTCTTAATAGCTTTTGCAGAAGCAAGTGTATCATCTGAACTTGATACTGAAGTTATATCTGTATCTAAAACTCCTGATTTTAAATTATCAACTTCAATATTAGATACTGTATTATTATCTACATCAATAACTTTATTTGTTAATGTTTGAGAACCTGTTAATGTTGCAACTGTAGAATCAATTGCAAATGTCATTGTTTGTGCAGAACCTGTAGTATCAATACCAGTTCCACCAGTTAATGTTAATGATTGTGAATCTAAATCAATAGATTGAGAACCACCACTATCACCTGAAAAATCTAAATCACTAGCTGTTACTTGTGCATCAACATATGTTTTAATTGCTTTAGCACTAGCTACTGTATCATCACTAGCTGAAACTGAACTTAAATCTGTATCTACATCTGTAATTGCTGTAGCTGAACCAATAACTAAACCATCTAAAGTTACATTACCATCAAAGTATGCATCTTTAAATTCAACTGAGCTTGTTCCTAGGTCAATATCATTATCTGTAATTGGAACAATTGCTCCATCTTCTAATCTAAATTGTTGAGTAGCTGTTCCTGATACATCAACATAAAATTCAATATGGTCATTTGTTGTATCAATTAAAATTTTATTTAAAGGTGCAGTTAATCCTGCATCTCCTATTAAACCAATTACTGGACCTTCGGCTGCAGTACCATCATGTTTGTGTCCAGTTGTATTATTAAATGCTGCTAATAGTTGATTGTATTCATTATTAAATAATGACGCTGATATTGTATCGCCATCATTAATAGAACTTTGTCTAGTATATCCTGCCATATTATCTTCTTCCTCCTGCTATAAATGAAACAAACATTCCGTTAACTGAGTAAGGTGCATTTGTATCATTACTAAAAAATTTAAAGTTATTAGAAAAACCACTTCCTGTTACTAATACTCTTTTACTTGGTAAAGATGTTGCTCCAAAAATTACTGTTCCAAAAGTAGCTGAACCAAATAGAGCTGCTGAACTTAAATTACCAACATTAAAATTTCCTGGTTGTGGTACTTCAGAGTTTTCAAAGTCGTATCTAATTCTTAATTTTAAATCGTTTTGTATTCCTTCAGGTTCAATATTTGCTTTAATAGCATATAAACTTTTTCTTAAACCATTATCACCATAATCCATATCAGGTGTTTGAAATTCTGCTTCTACATTTGAACCATCAAAACTATTACCAGTATCATGTTCAAATACAAAACCTGATTCATCAGCATGAAATATTTTTTCTGTGCCTGAACTATTTAAATCTGATGTACAAAATTTAACAGGTAAACCTTTTGTTTCACTCCATTCAAAAGCAGGAATACCTTCTGCACTATATTTAAATGTTCCTATCAATCCTTTTTGTCCACTATCTGCTTGACCTGATTGATAATAAAATAATCTGTATTGACTTCTTTCTCTAATAACAATACTTGATAAAGTAAAACTACCAATGTTATTTAATAAATTATTTATAACTGGTAAAATTTTTCTACTAATAGAACCTAATTCTACGTCATCAATTCTAGCTGTACCAGCAACTGTTCTTAATCCATCAGGTGCTAGAAAAATTAAATCTCCACCTATCTCTTGAATTGAGTTGCCATTTACACAACCTATATTTTTAGTTACTGATTTAATTATAGGAGTAGAATCAAGGTTTGTCAACTCATATATACTATTTTTACAGAATATAATAAGTGAGTTTCTAAATACTTTAATACCTGTAATAACATCACCTACATCTATAGAACCAGCAGAAGAACCTTCAAAATCCCAAGGTTTTAATCTAGTACTATAATAAACTACACTAGGTGCTGTTGAATCTCCAGCAACTACTAATCTTTCTGCAAATTTTTCTATAAATTTACATTTAGTTGGAGCTGCTCTATCTAATTCTAAAAAATGATAACCATTAGAATCTATTTGAAATTCAGCTATTTTATTTACGCCATCAACAAAATATATAGAACCTGCATTACCTTCTGATTCAAAATTTACAAACTGTACATTAGATTGATTAGTTCTAACTATTGTTGTAGCAGCAGCTAAAGAACCTGAAGCTATTCCACTTTTACTTATTGTTAAACCACTTCCTGTTGTTTTAGCATTTATATCAATAGTTAAAGATGTATCACTTTGTATAGATAATACATGATAATAATTACTATCAATTTTAATTACATCATTAACTTCTAAAGCTGTAGTAAAAGATGTTGCTGTTCCTGTAACAGTAGCTGAACCTGATGTTATACTTACTGTTCCTGAAAGATTAGTAAAGGTATCTTTATTTATTTGAACATAAGATGTACCAGTACTGCTCCAATATAAGTCATCATCTTGTGCAACTAATACTCCATCATTATAATTTTTTATTCCATGAATTACATCTGTTGATGTTCCTGATGGAACTACTGCACTACCACCACCAAATTTTGTATAACCACTTATTCTTCTATAACCACCTGTTGTAGATGATTCAAAGTTTTGTAATTTAGTAGCTGCACCTGGAGTTCTAAATAATGCATGAGAACTAGATACTAAATCTAATCCACCTTGTACTGTAATGGAAGCTCCTTGTGTTGGCATAATTTATTCCTTAATATAAAAAAGCAAAACGAACATCTGACATATATTCAGGTTGAGGTGAATTTAATTGGTCAGCCATTTGTTGTAAACCTTTTTTATATTCGTCTAATGCTAATTGTGATTGTGCAATGTTATCTTTAAATTGATAAATATAATATCTAGCTCTTGCTAGTAAAACTGGTTTGTATTGTTCAGGAAATAAAACTGTATCTGTATCTGCTGTTAATGCTGCAGGTCTATCGTAAGCAAAGAAATAAATTCTATAAACTTTATCAGGTATAGGTGATAGTCCAAATCTTCTACCATCTGAACTTCTTAACACTCTAGCTGGTGTTCCGTATGTTTGTGTATTTGCTTTATTAGCTTCTTCTGCTTGAGCATAATTTTGTCTCCATGCAGATAAAGTTGAAAATGCTAATTTATTAATTGTGTGTGGAGCTGATTCTCCTGAAACGCCTTCTGTTGTTAAAGTAAAAGCATCCCAGTTTACTGAATCAAAATCTGAATCTACAGTACTAGAACCTGGTTTCATTAGATACCATCTTGTTCCAGCTACAGTTTCTACAAAGTGATTACCATAATATTCATTTTGTGGAGCTGCAGTATGTAACCAAGACCATTCATCAACAGCATCTACTATATCAAAGTATGCTCTATTGACAGCATTTGATACAAACTTTTGAATACCTAATGCACCTGATATACTTGTAACTTCAGGTTCATTTATTTCAACGAGTAATTCGTTAACCATTGATAAGTAAGTTTTAGCCATTTAACAATTCCATGCTCTTAGTGATTTATTAATTCTTGAATTAGGGTCTCTTGCAGTTTTCTTAGAAGTAAGTTTCTTTTTCATCCCACGCATTCTCGCACAAAAACTCTTTCTTCTCCCCTTATCTCTTTTTGTTTTTGGATTGGGTGCAGGTGGTCTTAGCTTTCTTTTCTTACCTGTCTTTGTTCGACCTTTATTGTAAGAAGCTCGACCTTTTGCATTTAAACCACCTTTAGGATTCTTCCCCTCTTTACGAGTCCAAGCTGGTGAAGACATTATACCCATAGTGTTACTTCTTCTTTTTCTTTTGCATCATGCCT